GTCCCTCAAATCGGTGGCGAATGGAGTCGCGCCAGCAGTTCCCGAGGCGCGCGAAGCGCCGGAGATCGCCGCTGCTGCGATATCAGCTTCCATTTCGTTGACCAACCCGCGGAACGCTTGAGCGATCTGATCTTGCCTGATGTTCAGGTATCCCGGTCCTTGTTGAACGGCGTATTCCTCTTCGCCTGACCAGCTGAACGGATAGGCTCTTTGCTTGCTCAACGTCAGAGTTACCTTGGGGATGGTCTGATCTGCCGCCGCGGGTATCACCATCTGCGGCGTAATACTGCGGCCCGCAGTATTCTTGGGCGTCACAAAGATATCTAGGTTCTGCCCAACCGCCACGCGGTCGGCACTTGGATCGCGCGACACGGCTGGTATAAACCCGACCAGTTCGCGGCTTACTACATCCAATGCCACATAGGCATCCGGGATGAGTCCAGATAGAACGTTAGACATGTCATCCTCCTACACAATCTTCACGCCGCCATGCTTGGCAGCGTACACGATCACGTCATGCTTCTGGACGGGGTTCATCGCCCTGTAATCGGCATACGGGATCATCGTCGGACCTTTGGCGCCATTGAGGCGCTGACCCGGTTGATCTTTGGCAGGATCAGGAACCGTAAACAATAGAGCCGCATTATCGTTCACCAGCGACGCATCGCGCGTGGTGGTGTACAACGCATTGGCTTCATCGGCTTTCTTCTGTGCAGCTTCCAGCTGGGGGCGCAGAATATTGGCCTGCTTTACGCTGTCCTCATCTCCCAAAGCAGCCAGCCGCAAAATCTCGTCGCGGATTTGAATTTTCTTCGCATCTGCGGCGCGAGCGGCATCGAGCAAGGGTTGTAAGTTAGCCATTTTCTTTTCTCCTTTTGGCGAAGCGACTTCATGTCGCTATCGCCTACTCCGGCGATGTGAATCGTCGGAGTTACAAAATAGTGTTTGCAAAATCACGCAGGCTCTGCGCCTCGCGTTTCAGACGAGCGGACTTCTCGTCCGCATCGTCTACATCCGAGACACGAGTCTCGGATGCAACCTCCGCGCGCTTTTCATCGCTGGATGATTTGGAGCGACGCGGTAAATTGTTATTAGATGACGCATCCAGTAATTGCTGGATCACATCGTCGAGCGTTGCGACTCGGTCTGCCATACCAGACTTAACAGCCTGCTTGGCAGAGACGACTCTTCCTTGTCCGAAGTCTTCGCCGACCGTAGCTGCGTCCGTGTTGCGATTCCGAGCCACAGAGCCAACGAATTGCAAATACACATCGTCAACATTCGCTTGGATGTTCGCCTTAGCTTCGTCGGTCAAGGGTTGATATTCGCTCGACTCGGCTTTGTATTTTCCGGCTTTGATCAGCGTCGTCTTGATTCCTTGCTTGTCGAGCGCGGCAGAAATATCCTGATGCACCGTAAACACGCCGATGCTTCCGACTTGTGCGGATGGTGCCGCTACCAATTCATCCACCGCGGAGCCGATCCAATAAGCTGCCGACGCCATCGTATAATTTGCGACCGCAACCACCGGCTTGGCTCCGCGTGCTTCGAAGATCATCTTCGAGAGTTCATCAATGCCAGTCGCTTGTCCACCCGGACTATCCACATCCAACACAATGGCGCTGATATCCGGATCATCGACCAGGCTCATGAACTGTTTGCCGAAGAGTTCGGCGCTCGTTCCGCCAGAGATATCGGTCATCACGTTGCCGCGCGGCATGATCGTTCCATACAAGGGCAGCACTGCCACCTTATTATTGATCAATCGTCCCGTCGGCTTTTTGGTTTTATCCCCAACGACTGCCAGGATTTCATCGGCACTCAATTTCTCGCCGGAGATATAACGCACCATCACGCCTTCCAAAAGCGTCAGTTTCTCAGGCAGGATCGCCCACGGAGTTTGAATGAACGCATCCAAAACGAACGAATGATCTACGCTTCCTTGCTCATCGAAATAGATCAACGACTCTTCGTGTGCCTGTTTCCCTTTCGGTTTGGCATCGGCTTGATGCGCTTGCAAATGTTTCTTCACCGCGGCTTTGTCGCCATCGGGAATATCCGAGCCATCCAGCCGCGCCATTGCATTATTCACGCCGTGCAAATTCGCCGCGCCGGGCTTGCCGTTGGCCACGTTGTGATGCGGAAATTTCCAGCCGCTTTTCACATCAGGAAATCCGTCGTTATCCTCGTCGCTGGCTTTCGGGTCGTACCAGGCATACATTCCTTTTCCGACTGCCCCAGAAATTGGCGAACTGAGTTTGGTCTCTTCTTCAGGACCATCCCAAGCGGTCGTCGTATCAACCGCCGTGTGATGTACAGGAGTTGCAGGCATTATTTACCTCCAATATTGACATTTGCAGTGGCAGGGATTTGTCCCGCCATATCTATCGGAACGTTGTTATTCAACATCCAAAATCCGTCGCCGCTGGGAGCGGCGTTTTCGTTTTCATCTGCGCGCGCCTCGTTTGGCGTCCGCGTGCCAGATCGAATTCGGATCTCGTCGATCTGAGCGCGCTTCATCGCATCCATCCGCAGGATGGATCTGCGGTCAAAATAAAAATAATTACTCACTTGATCTTCTTCGCTCAACCAATGCAGGCGTGCGGCCTGTTCCCATTGCACCGCATAAGGATCAATAGTGCTTTTTAGATAATCTTCTTCCTGCTGATCGTTGCTCTGATAGCTTTGCTTGCCCATGTTGAGCTTGTACTCTGGATATGAAAAATAATTGCAGATATCGCCGTCAGTCGCTTCGATGCTTTCCAGGAATTGCGAATCGGTCAACTTCATGGTGATCGGCTCGAACTTGACCACCTTGTTGTCGAACACCGCCAGGTTGCCTGCATTTTCCGAACCGACGATGATCTCGCTGTAGGCTTCGCGGTATTTCTCGCGCCCTTGCTTGTCGAGCGCAGCGTTGACTTGCACGTAAGCGGATGGGTTCAATCCATTCGCCTGGATGTTTTCCTGCGTCACGCCCATTCCCACGCGCAAACCGAGCGTATCCGCCGCATACTCAAGGATGGATCTTCCCCAAATCCCATTCGTGGTGTTGATCATGATCGACAGCACTTCCACGGACGGAAGATATTTCTTGCCACCATTCGGGAAATTCACCTCGTACCACACATTCCCAGCCGCATCCTGTTTCGGGAAGGTGCAATTGACCGGCAACACGAATAATTCACGCGGTGCGGGCGGCGGCGGCATCCAGATCAGTGCGTTGCCCCAGAATTGCAGCCAGGTGACTACCGCTTTCTTGAAAATGAACGGCGTCATCCAGCGATTCGGAGCGACTTCGCACAGATAGGCCATGTTGCGAATCGCCGCGTCAGGCAGAACTTGTTCGGAGTTTTTACCGACCCGAATGTACTGATGCAGTTCCATATTGGCGATATCGTCGCTGATCCCGTTAGAACAGCGGTAAACCACCGGCAATTTTTTCGCAAGTTCCGGAGAAACGGGCTGCTTCGCCCTCGTTCCTCGGCGGCCAGCGTACATCGTGCCGCTCGGGTCCGGGACCGGTCGCAGTTTCGCCGGATCGATCTGCGGAATACTTTTCACTGCAGCAGTCACGATCATGGTTGATTACTCCGTGCTTTTCCGACCAACCAGCTAAAATGTAGGCAGAATGCGCCTGCCACGAATAACGCCGCCACGTGATAAACGCAATATGCGCCTGCGGTCACCAACAGCGCGCCGGTCGCATAAAAAATATCATCGAGATAATTGTCAAAAACCTTTTTCATAAACATATTGCATCATTGAGGCGGCACTGGCAAACTACTCATCGTCCATGTTGTTGTATAACCGACCGGCGGATAATACAGACTCGCGCAACCCGACGTGCCAGTTGCGACGTCAGTGACCATTCCAAATGTTCGCGTCTGAACGGGCTGATAAGCTGTGATGACGAGCGGCGTTCCAGTCAAGGCAACATCTACGATAGAACTTGTGGAGTCGCATGACGCACGGATATTCAAATTCGTTGTTGCAGTTGCTTTCGCTGGCAATGCAGAAAACTGCTCAAGATAGGAATCTTCGATCCACAAGCCACCCTTAAAACCGTCGGTTCTTACGTCGTTTGCGTAAGACGGTGCGCTATCATTTTGATAGATCAGGGGTACGATCTCGACGCCATTTGAATATATCGTCGGCCATGTATCGAAGTGCATGTTCGTTTGATAGCTCAACTGCCATGCAGGAAGTATTGGCGGCGTATCCCAATTTTGGGTTACATATTTGGCTGTGGAAATCTCATCCCAACATTCGCCTTTGCGATAGAGTGAGTTGATGACCAAAACAACGTTACCAGGAAATGTATCAACGCCGAGCTTCGACCCATCGTTGAAGAACGTCCCATCTGATCCGCTTTGCAGATAACTCCATTCTTTCCCGTTCAGAGTCGCCATTGCTGTCATCCAGCCGCCAGATAGATTGATATATTCCGTGTCGTGCGTCCAGGCGGTCGCATTTAGGATCCGCTGAAGAAACAACGTCGCCGGATAACCATAAGGCTTTGTTTTTGGGAAGTTGGGAATATAGATTTGCCACGCATTGCTGTCTTTTGAAAATGGTTCTACCCTTGCGAAGAACGGAGCGGCCGGACATGTTCCCGGTTCAAGCGTTGGCGATACCACAATGGGAGCTGGCGTCGTAGTCACGGCAATGGGCGTTTCTGTGGCAGGCGCAGGCATTGCAGTCCCCACGCTGACAACTCTTTTGCCGTATGGAGCCAGAGCTGTATTCAGGAACGAATCGACATCCAGCGAGAGTGTGGGAGCGGCAGCCGGAGTCGCCGCTGCAATAAACGGCACATTTGGAGCACCGATCGCTCCGCACGCCGTAAAGAACATAAGCATCACAAGAAATAGTTTTTTCATTTCATCCACTCACACCATTTACGAGTTGCCTTCATTCACTGTGACCGTTCTAATCTCTGGCAATATTTCGATCTCGGCTTTCAGTATCTTTGGCGCCGGATAGGTCAATCCCTCCAATGTGACTCGAAAAGGGATTTGAGATAGACGCTTGACCTCTGCAAGATCAACTCGCAGACCTGTGATCTCCTCGGTGTATGCGTCTTGTTTGCGTTTAAGCTCTTCCGCTTTTTCATCGACCATATCCTGCAAAATCTTAATCGTATCGACTTTATTCTTCCCTGCATATGCATCATCTTTACTGTTCTGCGACGGGATTCGATTGAACTGTCCTCGTGCCGACAAAATGGAGATCACAAGGGAAGATACGATGCCCAGGACCAGCAGAATATCTTTCGTATCAAGCATGATCGTTTTTCCTGTGTTGACGAAGTGAGAAGACCACGCGCCATATAAAAATATCGATGAAGATCAGGCTTACCCCCATTCGCACAAAAGCACGGCTTGTTTTATCGTCCATATGGACGATTGGAAAGATGAAATAGAACACAAAGAAAAAAAAGGATGGCAGGATGTAACCCGCCGCCGCATATTCCCGGTAACGCACCCAGTTGTGAATGCAATAGCACAGCGCAGCCAGCGCCAGTATTGCTAAGAACCATTCAGGGATCATCAGTTCAGCCATAAGCATATGGGGCGAACGCGGGTCGCATGTGCGATGTGTTTGAGACCACCCGTCCACCCCGTTTTAGTTAGCCCTTGGTCAGTGTGGCTGCTGGCCTAGTCAACGCGTAATGCAATCCATTCGTTGAAACGACCTGCGTCAGGAAAGTTAGGATCATTGCCGTTATCGGTGTATCTCCTAGCGGAATGAATCCGAGTGCCTTATTGGCGTAAAAGAGCAGACCTGAGACAACGAACGCCGTGATCCAACTGCCCCATCCTTGTATGTTGATCCACGACAGTGCTTTATACTTGGCCAGCAATTGGCTGAATGACTTCAATCCCTGCGTAACAAAGTAACCAACCACGACCGCAGCAGCGGTTGCCAGTGCGCCAGGAACCGTCAGAGGTGCAGGCGTCGGCGTGACTGGGGCTGCGGGCGTGGGGGTTTGAGCAAATGCTATGCTCACTGAGAGCATCAGCACTACCGCAAGTATGAGCAAACTCGCAAATATTTTTTTCATGGAATCTCCTTCGAAGCATAAAAGTTAAAACAAAACGCCCGACGTCAATATAGACGTCGGGCGTAACTCCAGACGAAAGACCGCAATTCAGCGGTCACGCAACTCAAAGAATAGCACAACAATTCTAAAAATACAAGGGGTCAATCTCAGCCGAAGCGACGTCAAGTTGCTATCGCCTACTTCGGAGACTCTCGTCTCCGAAGCCTACCACGTCCGCAGATTACCGCGTTCAGTGAACGGATAATGATCGTTGAACACCAATCCGCCGATTTTCTGTCGCCCCAAAAATCCATATGCTCGGAATTTATACCACCGCGCCGCAGACTCCACCAATTGCAGATACATCCTGAATCGCCCACGCTGATATAAATCATCCACGCGCCGCGGCAGATTCTCCTCCACCCATATCATCCATTGCGGATCGCTCTGCGACAACGACAACAGCGCATTGAGAAACCGCTGATTGAGATCATTATCCAGCGCACTCGCATCATCCACCACCTGTCGAAACAATGCGCGCTCACTTGCATTCAGTCGCTTCCTTGCATTCAGTCGCTTCATCGGGCGAGTGAGCATCCAGCGAACATCGCCCACTTCGGAAACGTGAGTTTCCGAAGCCTACAGTCCAAATTCATCAGATTTGACATACTCGTTATAGCTCATCTCTTCCTGGAGCGGCTGGACACGGAACAGCGCGCAGATCGTCGCCGTAAGCAAATCAACTCGCTTCGTATCCAGACTCTTCTTCTTCGAAATCATAATATTCTCCTTCGTGTCGACGATCTCCTGCGCATTCGCCACGCACCACTTCAAGAGCGGCGATCCGTCATGCACCAGCTTCCCGCTGGCCACCAACTCACGGAATAACTTCGTTGGCTCGTTTAGGTTCGGCATCGTCTGCCGCACCTCCACCGTCGTATAACCCAGATCGTCCATCTCGTTCTTGAAATGCGTCGCATTGTACGGGTCATAGCAGATCTCGTGCACGTGCCAGGCATTTTCTTTCACCAGCTCATCGAACTTATCCTGTCCGATCTTCACCATGTTCACGTGGTACGATTTCCAATACTCCCCCGCTTCCATCGCCTGGATGTGCTCGCGTATCTTGGCATAATCCGTCACATCGCCATCGGTGATCGTCACCCATCCCTGCCGCGCCCACTCCATATAGGGTATCTTGTCGGACTTTTCATGCGCCTTCACTGCCGCGTCCGGGATAAAGCCGCGCGCCGTGATTGCCACGCGACCGTCAACCAGCGCAAATATAAACGCATCTGCAGTCAGGTCGATCTTCTTCGACAAGTCCAGCCCCACGACTCCCAACAATCCCTTCGTCAACTCCGCAAATTCGACCCGGCTCACCGCCAAACTATCCCACTTCGGTGCTTTATTTCCATCACCGACCAGATAATTGCCCATGTAACTGTGCTCATTCCCCTGGACCCATTTATTTAAATTCTTCACGCGGAACGTCCGGATCTTCGCCACATCCTTCGAACCGAATGCTTCATCGTGCATGTCCTGTAATTCACTTCGCATGATCTTGTTTGACATCAACAGCGGGTTCGCCTTGGCCCAGTTCTTCGGATCATGCTCATCGTCGCCTTCGTCCAGCTCCCGGATCATCACGAAATAGCGTTCGTTCGCCGCCTGCCCATTCAGGATCATCTTGCAATATTCATACTCCGCATGACACGGACTCTCCACATCCATTCCTGACGTAGTGATGATGAACATCAACGGTTGCGCCCGCTGTCCCTTCGCCGATGAGATCAAATCGTAGATTTCGCTTGTCGGATGCGCATGATACTCATCCACGAACGCGCATGACGGGTTGAACGCATCCTTATTTTTCACCTCGCCGCTGAACGCGGTCATCTCGCCGCCGCGCGTGATGTGCTGCATCTCATACTTACCAACGTGCAGCCGCTTCCGGATGTCTTTGCTCTCCTCCGCCATCTTGCGCGCCTGGTTATATAGCACACGCGCCTGCTTGCGATCCACCGCCGTGCAATATACTGCCGGATTCTCCTCGTTATCCCCCACCATCATGTACAAGCCCAACCCAGCCCCGCGCGTCGTCTTCGCATTCTTGCGTCCTTCGGTCACGAACGCTTTACGAAATCGACGCACGCCCACCTTCCGCCCTCCCGGTCGCGTCGAAAACTCTGTGCGGCTCACCCATCCGAAGATGCACGACAGGTCAAAGACATGTGCCTCGATCAGTTTGATCGGTTCACCGGCTAGGCGTCCTTCGATGTGACGCAGATAACTGAACCATTCGACGGACACGAACGACGCCTGCTCCTCGTCGAAGGTCCACAGGAACGCTTGATCCCGCCCCGGCACCGGCTTGCCCGTCGCCGCCTGCACCTTGGTTGCCAGCTGCTTCGGCAGTTGCCCCGCCCGTGCCAGGTCATGCAAATGACGCAGGCACGCCATCCGCTCCGAGCATCCCACCACCCTCTTGCCCTCGATGACATCCATTGCGTACTGCGTCGCTGGATGAATCATAATAACCTAACTATCCTTCAAAATCATAACAATGCCAACATGGTCGTTCTTCGTCGCCATTCAACAACACATGAGTATCGAGGCAATAGGGGCAATTTGGCTTTTCATCTTCGGCTTCAATCTTGTTGAGTCCATCTGGATCACCAAGCAACGCGCTATCATCAACGAAAGTATCTTTATCGTCTGGACTCAAATTCCCTGCCAAAACTTCTTTAGCTTCTGATTCGGTCAACTCGCCTTGTTTGAAAAGATTAGTAATCACTGCAAGCCGCAATTTTCTAGCATTGATTGCATCTTTCGTCATCTTCATGTTGGCTACTCCTTATCACTGATCGAACTTCACTCCAAATCACTTCAACACGCTAACCGAAATCCTGTCGTCAACAATGATCAACTTAGAGTTAGGCAAGAATTCCTTTTCGTACACATCTCGAATTTTCTCGCGCATCTCCACCGTGCATCTGCCTCTGACCGACAGCACATAAAACGGTGCAGGCTCCAATGCTGTCACATCAAACACTTCCGCATCCTGAAACGGCGCGCCACAGCATGGGCAAATGAGCACGTTTCGCACGTTATAAAACGACGTTCCGCACCAATCGCATCGAATGATTTTCATCTGGCTCCTTCACTGGTCAAACTTCGCTCCAAATTTATCTTTATTCTTCTCTTCCGCAATCTTCTTCACCAATCTCGCCCGCGCCGCCGGTGTAAATCCCAGCCGCTCCGCATACGTCGCAATTATTCTCGCATAACTCTGCAGCGCCCGGTGATCATCAACGTCAAACTGCTCTTGGCACGAAAGTTTTTTGTACTTCACCATCGAATCGCAGTAAATTGCCAGGCTCTCACTGTCCAACACATCCAGCAGCGGTTCACTGCTGTTCAATCCTTCAACTTCTTTCAGTTTTCTCTTCCAGATCTTCAAGGCCTCACCCGTCAACCACTCCGGCGGCTTCAATTCGGCGGCCTTTTTGCGCCTCAATTCATCCGCTGCGGCCTGTCGCGCGGCAACCTCAGCATCTGTCCAATGCTTGCCTCCACGCTTCTTCCCGATCCCCATCGTTTCTGCCGCAACGGCCTTCGTTGGCATCTTTTCGTCTTCATCCTTGTCTCATCAACCGGTTTTTATGTGCGCCCATCGGGGACTCTCTCGCGCGGGGGATAAACCCAACGTTCTATCTTTGATACCTCAAACTTTTTCGACCGGGGGCGTCGAACCTTCCTTGCGCGTCTTGATACTATGATCCGACTGGCAGAGGGATTGCAGATTCGTCTCATCAAAAAATAAAACAGGATCGCCATGATGCGGCACCACGTGGTCGACATCAGTGGCTGGTACATGTTCACCGTGCTTCAAGCAGTCAGCGCACCACGGATCCTTTGCCAGTTGCGTGTTCCGCATCGACTGCCACTGCGGACTGTTGTAGAGTCGCTTGATGTTTGGCTTGCGCATAAAGACAGTGGTGTGTTCAGGACACTTGCCATGCTTGACTAGCACATGGCAACCAGGATAGGTACACTTGCGCATCGATTGATACGGCGTCATTCACTCCTCGCTATCTCTTCCAACTGATGACCTGCTCGTTGCAGCATGGACTTCAACACATGCTTGTTCGCATACCAGCCTTCGACGCTGCCGCAATGACAGCAAGGCACATCACCTTCTTTGAGATTCAGCGTTGACCAGGTCGTAGCTTGCTCAGTGTCTGTTTCCGGACGTGGCATGATCGGAAAAGCGTCCGGCACGCGCAGCACTTGAAGCACCGTCATCCCGTTCATGCGGACAATCCAACCCAGCACGCTATCGCACTTGCTGCACAGAAATGGCTGTGGCTCGTAGTCACTATCTGACATGGCGCTCCTAATTCCACTTCGCTTGCAAGAACCGCAAACCAGGCGCATAGATATCATGAATTTCACCAAGTCCCATCCGAATAAGTCCGCTGTTGCTAGGCGCATTCTTTTCAAGATCAACAGCAAGCTTGTATTCGCCAGTGATCGCTCGAATCGCCAAATTTTTTGACTCTCGATAAAACGCATTCCAGAACTCAGCAAGCGGATCAGAAGTATTCATCGCATCTCCTAGTGACTATGCGCTACTTTTTCTGCAACTTGTTGCGAGCACTCATTCGCTCGCTTGACACAATATGCATAGTTCAAGTTTGCGCAGATATCTCGATATCTGGCCGCCAATTTACGCCATACATCCGCATCCTGACAATTGCACACTTTGGCGGACAGAAAATCAAATTTAAGTCGATTGATAATTTCGAGTTCATCCATATTTATCTCTCCAGCTTCGAGCGTATATCGCTATCCGTGTTGTGAATCACTCGGTTGCGGCCATCGAACAGACGACTTGCGATCCACTCGTTTTGTTCTTTCGGATCGGAGTTCATGGCTATCAACGTTCCGCTCAATCCGCTGATTCCGCCGCGATAACGACGGTCGATTAGATCGGTCAACTGCTCCATCACCCAATCCGTGACGCGCAACTTGTCGAATTCGTCGATTGCCAGCACGTCCACCCGTTCGAAGCGCAACAGACGTTCGTAAGCGTTGTCATTCATCACGTTGCGCTGACCGTCGAACGCCGAGCGGATAAACGAAATCAAGTCGAAGGCCGTCACATATACCGCACTGCGCCGGCAATTGAGCAGATCGTTGACCACCGCTTGAAGCGCCATCGTTTTTGCGTTGCCAGGGCCTCCCCACAGGGTCAGGAAACCGAACGGCTCCTTCAGAAACAGTTCGCACGATTTGACCATTTCCACGGTCGCTGGACGACTGGCGATTTCGATATCGGCGAGTTTTATTTTTCGCTCTTCTGCGTTCAAGCCTGAAATCCGCTGCAGGCGTTCCGCATCTTCACCGGCTTTGCAGGAACAGCGCACTGCCCTGCCAAAATCACGATGCCCGAACGGAACGTCATACCGTAACCAGCCCAGGCCGTGGCAGATTGGGCATTCCGGATTTTGCCCGGCGCTTGGCATTGATCCGCTTTGCGGCTTCGTCGGAATCTCCGGTAACGACTGCTTTTTCTGTGCGCTTTGAATTGCCTGTGCGATTTGCATTTTTAGCCTCCAACTTATTGAGCGACGGACGAACGTTTTTCGCCTTGCAGTTTTTGAGAATTCCCTCGACATATTTCCAGTTACGGACGTTGGCTTTGACGGCGATCTGCATCGCTTCAAGGATCCATTCGGCTGGGATTTTCTCGACATCCAGCCAGCAGTTGATCGCGTCGGCGATCATCGGAGTGATTGCGCCGAATTCCCGCTCGTAGGCTGTGAAAATTTCGGCGGCGCTAATAACAACAAGAGATAAGGACGGTTGATTGATTCGGGTGACACTAGTGTCACCCGAATCCGTGTCACCCGAATCCGTGTCACCCGAATCCGTGTCACCGGTGGCAGGCTGACGGGGTGACTGTGTGTCACCCCCCGCCTTGACGTCTAATTTCCAAGCGTGATCAACTTCGGCCAGCGGAAATTTGTAATTATTAGTACCGCGTGGTCCTTTGCCATCCGGAATCAAGATGCCTAGCGCAACCAATTCTCGCTGATAACGCTGGACTGATCGTTCGTGATAGCCCGTGATTTCTGCCACTGTTTGGACTGCCGGATACGCATGAGTGCCATCTTCCCAGGCATGTTCGGCGTAAATTGACGCCGTGAATTTCAACTCACTTGTGAATCGCTCTGTGATAGGCAATTTGTGAACCAAACCGACGATAAGTCCGCTCATTCCGGCACCTGCTCAAGCTGATCTTCGACGAGTTTCTTCGACGTTTCAATCAACGCTTGTTTTTCCCTGGCTGCGTCCTTGATCCGTGCTATCTTGGCTTCCGGGCTGAAATAGGAATATAGCTCTCGCTTGGTTTTGAAGATCAATTTC